AGCCCCTGCTCAAATCTCCATGTCCACAGGCTGATTTCTGTGTCGGGAGTCAGTGCGTAATTAGGCTCAAGGAAGTCAACTGAATAATCCGGGCCCACATCTGCGCCTGTCTCAGTCTTGATGATCTCTCTGTCAACCGCATACCTTCTATTCTCCCAGGGCCGCCAGGTGTCCTCTTTCTCGCCTGTGGCAATATCCCTTGCCTCCATTTCCAAGATTGACAAACTCGCTGCCGACGGCGCATTGCCCGCGTCATCTCTGGCATACTTGGCTCTGATATGGTTATTGTTTAAAGTGGACTCCACCAGAAATCTTGTTGAGTCTACAATGTCTTGTAAACTGCCCCCGCTGTTCGTGACCTTGAAATCTGCTCCCTCAGGGATATATAATACCTTGTCCGTACCAATTTCAACCCTGCTTGCGTCATCTACGCCGGAAAGCACCTTGATTCCAAGACACCCGTACCGGATGGCTAATTGTAATTCCACCTGGGCTACATTCACCGCAAGATCAACTTGGGCTACATCTATAGCGTTGGCTACAGAATGAAAATCCCTGATTGGCGGGTATCTGTGGGTGAAAGTAACTGGCAGAACGCCGTATGGATTTATATTTTCTTCGTTTCCAGGTACGCTTACAACCTTACCGCCTTCGTTTAACAGATAATGCTGACCGGGATAGCCGGGGCGGTCCTCCGTCCAGACTGAGTGCATGGGCTTATTTATTCTGGCATTGCCCTGATACTCTATAGGATAACAAATGCCCACTGGCTTATCCCGGCTGTCCCCAGCCAGAAAAAGAGGCATAAACTGGCTCAGGGTCTCATATTCAATCTTTCCTGTCAACTCATTCCATTTTGATCGGATCGCCATTGTGCCTAAAAGAAAAGTCAGCCTTTCTAATAGTCTGCGGTTGGAATTGAGACTCTCTACGTCTATTGCATCAGTGTAAGCATCGGATGCCCTCATCCTGGGCGGACGCTTGTAGGTCATGGACCTTAATGCAGATACCCTCCGGGTAATGTTCTGAGACAGGATGGGGATTTGCTTGAGCGTCTCACTGCCGAAATACGATCTGACGTATTGGTCAATATTGACACCCTCATACCAGTCCAATAGATAATCACGCTCCCTTACGCGCTCATCCTCAATGTATTGTAGCTTGTTTTTTAAAGATGCCAGTACAGCATCTGTCGATAAATCAGGTATGTTCACCAATCTATTACTCCAGCAGTTCTACTTCTTATAGGAAATTGGTTTACGAAAAAGTATCTCAAGCAGTCGTTCATGTGGTCAGTTCTGCCATCTTTTAAAGGCTCTTCTTTAAGCCTCTGGTCCGTTCTGTGCTCCGGGTAGCGGTAGTTCTCGTAACACTCGATTGCTCCCTTGCATTTATCTGAGACGAAAAAATGGCTGTCGCCGATGGCATCTTCTATGAAAGAGCGAACATGAGATACACCATTGGCGATATTGCGGGAGAGCTTGTCCGTGCGGTAGCGGACCCGGACTCCCTTGCGGAGAAACTGCTGGATATCGGACAGGCCCGAACTCTGGACACCCGCTCCGGCTGGGTCTCCGAAATAAGCCTGGACAGGATAGCCCTTTTTTAAGACCATGTCTGCAAGAACTTCTGTCTTAACATTCTCTTCAAAACAAATCTCGTCTATCTGATAAACTCTAGCACGAGGCTCCCGCTCTTCCACCTGGAACCATCCGACGGCTGGCATCCTGAAGCCGAAATCGATTGAGCAGAAAGTGGGTAGGTCAGGGTTGTACTTGAGCCCCTTAATGACATTCGTGTACCGCGAGAAGGGGTAGCATCTTCCTGTAAATGAGACGAAGGACGCTCCGTATTCCTGTTCCCAGGTCTCTTTCGTGAGTGTTTTTTTGAGGTCATCTAAATCCTCCCTGAAATATGGTGAATCCCATGACGGGTGCTGCCAGGATTCCCATTCAGGGAAATTCTTGTCCTGGCCCCGCTGCCATAAGTCAAACATCCAGTTGTGACCCATAGGCGTAGTTGTCATAAGCGTCCATCCTCGCCTGTCGGAGAGAGTGGGCCTTAAATACTGTTCCCAGATAATCTTCTTTATCTTGGCGGCCTCATCTATGACCAGCCAATCCAAACCTTCACCCACCAATGAATCCGGGTTGTCCGCCGAGCGTATCCAGACCTCGGAGCCGAGGCCAGCTATCTTGAAATAGTATAACTGACCGCTGATCTCCTTCTTGGTCTCAATAGGAAGTCTCAGCTTCAAGAATAAATCTTCCTTGACGATCCTGGCAACCTTGTCGCATAACTCGTAATTAGGAGCTACTATCCAGCCCTTTGTCTTGGGTGTTAATATCCAGGGCTCTATCTCCCGTGCAGCAGAGAAGGATTTTCCACTGCGTCTGCCTTGAATATTTATTCTGAATCTCGCGGGGCTGTTATGCACCGCAAGCTGGTTAGGAGTAGGCTGGTACTGTATGAGGTTCCAGAATCTCGTCTTGTTCAGGATTCGTTTTTTTCGTGCCAATACTGCTGTCCTGGTAACCGCACTCCTTGAGTACAGTCTCTAAGTTGCCCGTCAAATCAATGGACTGACGATCACTCTGGTTTAAAATGTTCTTGCCGAGAAAGATGCTCATTGCCGGGGATGTTTCAGCGAGTTTGAACTGCATCTGACGCAGTTTTATTCGCATTTTTTCTCGACCAGCGGCCACCTCTTCCTTGTAACGCTTGCGGACAGTGGATTCATCACACTTGAAGAACTTCGCTATCTCCAGCATGGTGCATCCGAACTCAGCAAGCCCCTCGACTTGCTCTGCGTTCATCTTGATTAAAGGTCTGCCTCGTTTCTTTTTTGCCATATTTATTCCTCCACTAATACAGGATCGGATGACTCCCATAAGACCGCACACTTCATTATTGCCCTTCTCCAGTACGTCTTAGCAGAAGATGTGGAGACGGATAACTGCTCTCCTATCAGCGGAAATGAGATCATCTTACAGCGGAGTTTGAATACCTGGAGCTCTCGCCGGGAGAGATTGTCGTATGCCTTGTGCGCTGCGAACTGGAGCCAGCGTTCTTCCGGGGGGATTAGACCGGAGTTGAAGATGTTGAGCTTCCATTTGAAGGCTGTGGATTGGGTGATGGCTGCTTCGAGCCGTTCCTGGTCTGCATCTGTGAGTAATGGGAACTCCTCCATGTGGCGTAGGGGAAATTAAAGGATATTTTGTTTACAGTTTAGATTACATATTGTTTCCTAAAATAGTAGAAAAATCTTAGAGGCACATACCCCCCTTGGTTTTTTGCTCTCCTTGTGGCATCCCGCCCGGAAAAATTCCCCCCCGGGAAACCCGGATTGAACTCCTGATGGGCACTTGATCTATTGACGGCATCCGGGGAGGCAAACGGGAAATAACGAGAAAATCAAACCGTTTCTTTTTTTCCGGTATGAACCTTTTCTTCATTCGGACTCACCTCGAACTTTACTTGAGGGCATTTTAACCGCATTCCATACCTTATATATATTTTTTATTTACATCTTGTTAACAAATTGTATACATTATATATTCCAGTAACAAATAAGGAACCAAAATGATGCCTACAACTAACATAAACCCTCAAGTCATAGAGCGAGCGAATGAGCAAATTTGCTCCGTTTGTGATATGACTCACGAGGCAAACATAAACCATGAGTACAACGGAGAAAACATCTGTGAGGTATGTTATGATACTGAGTACATAACGTGCCCTGGTTGTAACGAGGTTACTCACGAAAACGACACGAGCGAGGGGACGGACGGAAATTACTACTGTGACGGGTGCTGGAGCGAACGCTTTACCTGGTGTTCGTACTGTGATGAGGTGGCAAGACGGGACCAAATGTACCACTCTAACGAACACGGATTGATTTGCAGAGATTGTGTAGTGAATGGAGATTTCGATATTTGCACCGAATGCAATGATGCCGTTCACTATGAGAATACAGAGCGGGACGAGTTCGGAGGGAGCTACTGTTTTAGGTGCACCGATAATCACAAACCGGATACAATACATCCCTATGGCTACCGCCCCGCCCCGTTATTTCATAGAGTGATTGCAGAAGAAAACATCACCTCTAGAAACGACGGCGGAGAAGTTCACTTTGGAATTGAGCTAGAGATTGACTCTAAAGAACATATCCCAAACAAAGAAACCCTAGCCGGAACCATTGCTGGAAATGAGAACGACTTCTATTGTAAATCTGATTCCAGTTTAAACTATGGTTTCGAGATCGTATCTCATCCGGTAACCTTCGATTATTTCAAGAAAAATAAAGAGAAATTCCAGAAGGTTTTAAAAGATGCTAAAGAATTCGGTTTCCGCTCCCATGACGCCGGAACGTGTGGAATGCACGTCCACGTATCAAAAGACGGAATCAGCAACGTGGGCAAGTGTAGATATAAAGCAATTGGTTGGTGGAATGGAACCAGAAGAGAAGGTTCAAAAACTCTCGAATTTAGCGAAAAGAAAATGCGGCGGGGGTAGGGTCGCCATAAACATTCAGAACTCGAAAACGGTGGAATTTCGCATCTTCAGAGGCACTCTAAACTGGAGAACGTATCAAAAAAATATCCAGTTCGTGCATAGTGTTTTAGAATTCACTAAGAAGAACGGGTTAAGAAATTTCCTCAGA